CAGGCAGATCCGGAGACAGACTGGGGAAAGCTGAACAATCAGAGCTTTATGGATTGGGCAGAGCAGTTTGACTCCACAGCAATGGATGATGCACTGCTGCCGATTTTAGGCATTTATAATGCCAATACAAAAACAACATCAACATCAAAAAACCGGGCAGGCGCACCACTCGGCAAATGACAGGAGCATTATTTACTCTCCGAGCATTGCAAGTGGGTTTGCGCCTCTCCGATTTAGACGAATTAACAGAGGGACAAGTGCTGGACATCATCATTGAGTCCGGCAATGACTCAGCGGAATATGGCTTTGAGGCTACACAAGAGGACATGGATGCCTTTGCGAGAGGGTGAGATATAAGTGGCAAGAAACAGGATTGCAGGAATCACCATTGAGATTGATGGCGATACCACACAATTGACAAAGGCACTCGCTGGAGTCAATAAAGATCTAAGAGATACACAAAGCGCACTCAGGGATGTTGACAAGCTGCTGAAGTTAGATCCAACAAATGTCACACTGCTGAGACAGAAACAGGATTTGCTGACCAAGGCAATTGGGGACGCCAAGAGCAAACTGGACACAGAGAAAGAGGCTCTGGCACAGCTTAAAAACTCTGACCAGACAGATGAGGTCAAAGACAGACAGGCAGCTCTTGAGAGAGAGATTGCCGCCACAGAGCAGAGCCTGACAAGTCTCAAGAAAGAGATGAAAGACTTTGGCTCTGTTGGCAAACAGCAGCTGGAGGCTACATCCAAAAAGTTTGATGATCTGTCGAAAAAGACCAAAGGACTCAGCACTGCTGCGGCTGGTCTTGGTGCTGCTCTGATCGGAAATGCGATCAACAGCGCAAAGAGTGCTGATGAGATCAATACACTGGCAAAACAGTACGGAGTCACCACAGACGAGATCCAGAAAATGATGTATGCGGAGGAGCTTGTGGATGTTGACATGGAGTCCATGTTGGGCAGCATCCAGAAAGTCACCAAAGCAATGGGATCTGAAAACTCCGTATTGACTAAGCTGAACATCAGCACCACAAATGCTGATGGATCAATGAGAAATGCCACAGATGTGTGGTATGAGGCACTGGAGGCTCTGTCACAAATTGACAATGAGACCGAAAGAGATCAGCTTGCCATGGAGCTATTCGGCAAGTCTGCCACAGATCTGTCCGGCATTGTTGATGATGGTGGCGAGTCACTCAAGGCATTTGGTCAGGAGGCAGAGGATGCTGGACTGATCCTTGACGGAGATGCGCTGGATGCCGCCAATGAGTTCAATGACGGCATGACCAGACTGCAAAAGACTGCATCAGGCGCATTCTTGGAGGCTGGTGCTGCTCTTGCAGAGGCTCTGATCCCAGCACTGGAAAAGCTGACACAAGTGGTCTCACAGGTGCTTGGATGGTTTGCAAGCCTTGACGGATCAACACAGACAGTCATCCTGACTGTGCTTGGCTTGGTTGCGGCAATCTCACCATTGATGAGTCTGCTGTCTGCCATCACCAGTCCGATTGGACTTGTGGTGACAGCCATTGGCGCATTGATCGCTGCTGGTGTGGCACTCTATGAAAATTGGGACACAATCAAGCTAAAGGCAAGCGAGCTGTGGGAGAGCATCACCACATCACTCAGCGAGACATGGACATCCATCAAGGGATTTTTCTCCGACATCTGGACATGGGTGACGGACAATATCATCCAGCCGATCACAGATGCTTGGGACTCGATCAAAGGATTCTTTGCAGACATCAAAGAGGCTATTGATAATTTTGAGATCAAGCTGCCCAAAATCAGTCTGCCGCATTTCAATGTCAGCGGAGGCAAATTCCCTTGGGGTATTGCCGGAGAGGGCGAGCCGCCACAGTTCTCGGTAGACTGGTACGCAAAGGCCATGAACAATGGCATGATTCTGGATCAGGCCACTATCTTTGGAGCAGCTGGCAACAAGCTGCTTGGCGGAGGAGAGACTGGAGCGGAGGCGATCATTGGAGTCAACAGCCTGGAGCGGATCATCCAGAGGGCGGTCATGAGCGGTCAGGGCGGTGGATCTGTCACCAATAACTTTGAGATCAGATCCACAGATCCGAGACAGGCAGCATTGGAGATTTCAAACATCCTGCAGCAGCAAACAGACAGGAGGTCTGCTATATGGACATAACATTTAACGGCATTTCTTTAAGTGTGGCATTTGGGAAACCTATATTTCCTGTGTACATTTCACATCCGCCTGAGATTGTAGTCGCAGAACCGGATCTGAGCATCGTGCATGTTCCGGGTAAAAACGGAGACATCATATATGACGATGGAAGCTATAAAAATGTCACTGTTAAGTATGAAATCTCTGCTCACATACCATATGGCAATGTCTATCTTTACTCAAAGCGGCTGTCGAGATGGCTTTATCCAAGGAGAGAAGATATGTATACATTCCCTGGCACACAATATCCTCCGCATTATTTCGGATATGGAGACTATTTTATATTGCAGGACGGATATTCGCCAGATTGGTATAGACTCGCTCGGACTGTGAATGTGCAGCCTGTTCAGAACATCAACCAGCGAGGTGTGAAATGGGATGTTTCATTTTATTGCAGACCGGAGAAGTTCTTGCAGACTCGTTTCTTGCCAATTTCATTCACAACTGCATCAGGTACAATTGACATAGAGAGTAGCATATTAAATCCGTATAATGTCTATCCATTGAGGCCGATGATTCGGGTTGCAGCCACAGGATCTGGGGCATTTGCTATATACAATTCAGGTGGTAATCTGTACAGAGTCGAGATCAACAATTATTCTGGCATTTTGTACCTTGACAGTGATGCACAAGAGGCGATGCTGGAAGATGGAACAAGTGCCAATCAATACATCACATTAACCGGTGTTGGATCATTCCCTGTCATCGAGAACAATGGAATGCTGTTCGCTAAAACAGGCGACATCACATCTGTCGCAATATGGCCGAGGCCGTATGTGTTATGACTAATATTCGGCTGTTTAGCAAAGATGCAACAACATGGACTACACAAGGCCTTGGATCATTACGGCCAACGAGGGCAGAAGTCACCGAGGAATTAAATGGACTGTATGAGGCAGAGCTGGAGATTCCGATCACTGATCTGCATTATTCGGAGATCACCATGCAGTCCATCATCATGATCAAACCGAATCCATACAATGCTGCCGAGCCATTCCGAGTCTATCAGATCAGCAGACCAATTGGCGGTCTTGTCACAGTCAATGCGGCTCACATCTCATATGATCTGAGCAAATATGCAGACAAGCCATTCACAGCATCCAGCCTGAGCCAGATCATGACCAAGCTGAAAAGCGAATCAGCAGAGACATGTCCATTCAATTTCTCTACAGATATATCTGCATCAGGGACATATGAAATCAAGACACCAAGATCCATTCGATCACTGCTCGCAGGATCGACAGACTCATTGCTGGAGACATTCGGCGGTGATTGGGGATTCTCTGGCTATAATTGCCATCTGTTCAGTTCAAGAGGCAGAGACAGAGGTGTTGAAATCCGATATGGAAAGAATCTGACCGACATCAAACAGGATGAAAACTGTGCGAATGTATATAGCAAGCTCTATCCATATTGGACAGACTCGGAGGGCAATCTGGTTGAGGTAACAGGCAAGACCATTGACATCAATCAGAATGGCAATGGCACTCTTGTCTATGACATGTCCTCATATTTTGATGCCCAGCCAACACCAGCGGAGCTGGAGCAGGCTGCAACAGATTATATTCTCACAGCGAATCTTGCCAGTCCGGTGGTGAGTCTGTCTGTCAAGTTTGTGCAGACGAATCTGGCAAATGACATCATTCATCTTGGAGATACATTGTCAGTCTATTTTCCAAGGCTTGGAGTCAGCTCCAAGGCAAGAGTGATCCGCACAGTCTACAATGCCATTGTGGACAGGTATGAGGAGATCAATGTTGGATCTGTACAACAGACATTTGCTCAGACTATTGCTGACTTGTCAGCGGATTCTACCACTGGCATTGTTGGCCAGGCGGTGATCCAGCAGGCTGTTGATAAGATAGCAGCCATGATCACTGGCCAGATCGGAGGCAACATTCAGCTCCGGGATGCCAACACTGATGGCAAGATAGATGCACTTGAAATCTTTGACAACATCATCAGATCATCTGCATCCAAGGTATTCCGCTGGAGCAATGACAGCTCTGTGCTTGGTCTTGACTATTCGACAGGCGGAGTCAATGGGACATATAAGCACATCATCAGAGGTCTTGCCAGCGGAGTCAATGCTTGGCTGAATGATCTATACATCAACGGCAACACAGCCACACCAGTTGGCACAGTAGTGACAGGCAAGAACACTGTCACAAGCATTCCACCAAATACATTTTCCAACATAGCACAAATCACGCTGACAAAAGGCACATGGGTGATCAGCGGTCAGATTCGAATGTACACAGGATTCAATGGCACTGTGATTGGTGGCATCAGCACAGCCTCTGGAGCGGTACAAGCCGCAGAGGGCGGCTTTGCGCAGCTATACACAGCAACAGCACTGGCACAGGTTGGCATGTCGCTCAGCAGGATCATCACAGTGACAGCTGCCAGTCAGACAATCTATCTGGTTGGCTGGCAGAATAGCGGAGCATCAAAGAATCTGACAGCCGGGCAGAGCCATCTGCAAGCTATCAACATCGGATGAGAGGAGATCATCATGGACTGGACACCAATAATAGTTGCCGCTATCACAGCGGCGGCATCATTCGCTGGAGTATATTTCAGCAATCGCAAGGCTGCATCTTTGATTGACTATCGTCTGACACAGCTGGAGAAAACAGTTGGAAAGCACAATCAGATTATTGAGCGGACATACAAGCTGGAGGAGGACACAGCTCTGCAGGATGCCGAGCTGAAACGAATCAACAAAAGGCTTGAAATCGTAGAACAGGAGAGGAGACAGGCATGAAGATTTCTGACAAAGCATATGACATCCTCAAGTGGCTGGTGGTCATCGTGATTCCTGCGGTGACCACTTTTTATGCGGTTCTTGACAGGCTGTTTGGCTGGGGACTGGCTGAAATCGTCACAACTATCTCAGCCGCTCTCTGCACATGCATTGGAGCTATTGTCGGCATCAGCTCTGCATCATACTATAAGGGAGGCACAGAGGCATGAGCTATCCATCTGATGTGGTACGGATCGCAAGGAATGAGATTGGCTATCACGAGAAACGCACCGATGCCAATCTGGACATGAAAACCGCTCCAAATGACGGAGGCGGAAACTACACCAAGTATGCAAGGGACTTGGATGCGATCTCCTATTTCAATGGCAAAAAACAAGGCTATGACTGGTGCGCTGTCCATTACTGCTGGCTGATTGAGCAGACTCTTGGTGATGGGATGAGTGCCAGATCCGCTTTGTATCAGCCAAATGCCAAATATAACTGCGGCGCAGGATGCACTCCTCAGGCTCAGTATTACAGAGAGAATAATGCCTTTTTTACTGCTCCAAAAGTTGGAGATCAGATCTTTTATGGCAAGACAGGTGATGAGGCTCACACAGGTCTTGTCATTGAGGTATCAGATGGATCTGTCTACACGATTGAGGGAAATGTGCAGAATCAGGTCATGCTGCTGGCGCACTCTATCACAGACAAGAGCATTGTTGGATACGGCAGACCGAGATATGAGAAAGATGATCCATGCGCTGTCCATGTGGTCAAGAAAGGTGACACTCTCAATGCCATTGCAGAAATGTATGACACCACTGCCGAGAATATAGCCGCAGAGAATGACATCTCTGATCCGAATCTGATCACTGCCGGCACTGTGCTTGTCTTTCACAAGGGAGATGGACAGTGGCACACCAATGACATCTTTGCTCAGTATGGTGACACTGGCATGGCGGTCAAGATCATTCAGGCATTGCTCCTCAAGAGAGGTCTGGATCTTGTCTATGATGGAGTCTTTGGAGCAGAGACCAGATCCGCAGTCATGGCATGGCAGCAGAGCCAGCAGATCACTGTGGATGGCATTGTTGGTGATGAAACACTGGAGACTCTGTGAGGAGTTAAAGATTGTTTCAATTTTGACCAGTATTTAATAGTTTTTAGAGCCAAAAAATGGCTTAAAATGGTCAAAAAATGCTCGGATTATGAATGGCATTCAAGAGGTCATGGGTTCGACTCCCACCGTCTCCATGGGGATCTGGCTGACTGGTCAGATCCTGAAGTTTAAAGATAATCATAAGAAAAAGAGAGGCATGCGAGTGCCTCTCCTTTTTTTATGGCCTTATTTTGCACCAGAATGGCCTGAGAGCAATTTTTATCTGTTAGCCGATCAACTGACCATCCTTTTAGTTAAAATCGGTTGTAGGCGATTCTGATGCATTTTTTGAGTATGTCAGCTTGAGCATCTCATTGTATAGGTATTCCGGATGATGTATTGTGTATTTCACAGTGTGGACATCTCCGGAGCTGTGACCGACAATCTGCCTGCAGGCTG